TGATACTGACGAAAAAGCATAAATACATTAAGCAAGGGATGTATGAAACATTCCTATAATAAACTTATTCAAGGAGAATAATATCATGGCAGTAAGACAAACAATAATTATCACAGATACTAGTGGTAGAAAATACTCAAGTGTTGAAGAACTAATGGAGCAAATGGATTTAGATACGCCGAGAAACAATACAAGAATTAATAAAGTAATGGAATGTACGGCGGATGGAACATTAGTTGGTGAAGCAGAACTTTCATCAGGCAACGTTGCTACTGTTAACCGAATTTGGCATGACACGTGTTGGACTGAATTTTCAGCATTAGATGGAGCGGACGATTTGTCACTCGCAGATAGTGGATGGACTGTAGTATCATCAGATAGACCCGTTCTTGCAACACGTCAAGACGATACGTTTGGTCAGTAAAAGAGCAATTGTGTCTCCTAAGAAAGACGAACAATAGTATGAAATATATAGAAATAAACGAAAACTATTCTCCGGAAGAAGATGAATTTACGAGTATTGACCTTGAAGATACTCGTAAAACTCGCTTGACTCTTGCACATCTTTCTAAACTAAGAAAGATAAGAGAATATAGAAAATATCAAAAAGGTGCTGAAACAGCCCAAGTCAAACAACAATATGGACCCAAAGATGCGTCTTCTGGTCCGTCTGAATTAGAACTATAACAAGATATCACAAGATTAAGTATCACTTTATAAAGAGTAACGATACGCTAAATATCTTAAGTTCACCGTAAAAACCCTCAAAAACTACTCGTTTTAGCGTATATTGTCAATATACGAGCATAATCCCTATAAATACTTGTGTATGAAACAAATCGTATCTTAATCTTAGATTATCTTAGATTGTGGTACCCTATATGTTCGTTTCTATAACCCTGCCGCAATTGTAGTGGCTATGAATAAGATTTTTAAGGAGACTTATAATGTCAAGAAGTACACTAGAACAAGTGCTAGAATTGTTAATCAACGAGGAAACGGCAAAAGCAGAATCGCTTTTACATGACTTTGTTGTTGAACAAGCACGACAAATCCATGAGGATTCTCTTAACGAAAGCGACAACGTTGTAGAAGAAGAACTTGAGGAAATTGATGAAACAGAAGAAGTCGAATCTTTAGTAGATGATATCGAAGAAGATTCCGACGAAATTGAAAATGAAGAAATCTTTGACGATGAAGACGTTTCTGATGAAGAGGCTTTAGATGACTTAGAAATGAGTGATGAAGAAGCACCTGAAGAAGAAATTGAAGACAGAGTAGAAGATTTAGAATCAGCATTAGCAGACCTAGAAGCAGAATTTGAAAAAATTATGTCTGGTGAAGATGATGCAGAAGATGAAGGCGAAGAAGTTGATATGGAAGATGAAATCGACTTAGATATTGAAGAGCCAGAAATGGAAGAATCATTTACTGAAGAAGTAACTGAAGAAGATTCAATTGAAGAAGTCGCATCTGAAGATTTAGACGAAGAAGATGAAGAAAAATTGGAAGAATATACTATTCCAGTTTCTGCTAAAGAAGGCGCTGATGGCGAGAAAGATTCTCCAGTAGCGAAAGATGGTGGTGCAGACGAAAGTGATGCAGGACCAGTTGGACAAAATGATGGTAATACATCTGGCGGTTCAGCAAGTGCAGAAGATATGAAAACAGGTAATGTAAATGTTGTTGGTAATAAAAAAGCACCAGCACCAAAAGCCTAAGTAAATATTCTATTTGGAGAAATCAATGACCGTTCTTATTGAAAGATTATCACATAATCAAGCAAATGTAAAATCACGAATCGTTGAAAGCGAAGATGGTAATAAGAGTATGTTCATGGAAGGCATTTTCGTTCAAGGTAACGTTAAAAATGCAAATCAGCGAGTATACCCTGTGAGCGAAATCACAAGAGCAGTGGAATCAGTCCAATCAAAAATTAAGGAAGGATTTCCAGTTCTAGGCGAGTGCGACCACCCACCTGAATTGACAGTAAACGTTGACCGTGTTTCACATATAATTGAAAACATGTGGATGGATGGTCCAAACGGCTTTGGTAAACTTAAAATTGTTCCTACACCAATGGGTAACATTATTAGAACATTAATCGAGTCAGGCGCCACTTTAGGTGTCTCTTCTCGTGGTTCTGGTGAAGTTGACGACAATGGTAAGGTGAGCAATTATGAGATTATTACAGTTGATATCGTGGCACAGCCAAGTGCCCCGGAAGCATATCCAAAAGCAATATATGAAGGATTAATGAACATGAATGGCGGCTACGATACATGGAAGTTAGCACAGAATGTTCAAAACGACAAGACTGCACAAAAGTACTTGTCAAAAGAAATAGTTAAGTTCATAAGAGAACTAAAACTTTAATAGAAGAAGGAGAACCAACAATGGCAAAAAATGAAATCCTTGCTGGGCTACTTGAGTCAGATGTTTTGAGTGAAGAAGTTTCACTACAAATATCAGAGGCTTGGGAAGCACAAATAAATGAAGCAAGAGAAGAGATAACAGCCGAGTTGCGTGAAGAATTCGCACAGAAGTTTGAACACGACAAATCAGTAATCGTAGAAGCAATGGATAACATGCTTACTACTGCGATTAAAACTGAAATGGATGAGTTTAAAACAGACCGCGAACAACTAATCGCAGAACGTGTTGCATATAAGAAAGCAATTTCTGAACATGCATCTCTCCTTGAAAGATTCATTACTTCTCAATTGGCGTCAGAGGTAAAAGAACTTCGAGCGGATCGTGCGAAAGTTAACGAACATTTAGGTAGGACTAAAGAATTCGTTGTTAAACAACTTTCACGTGAACTAGCAGAGTTCCACAATGACAAGCGTGATTTAGTAGAAACTAAAGTACGCATGGTAGCAGACGGTAAAGAAATTTTTAATAAAACTAAAAATGCCTTTATCAAACGTTCAGCAGAATTAGTCGAAAAGACTATTGATAAGGCTTTACGTTCAGAATTGTCTGTCCTTAAAGAGGACATTCAAACGGCCAAAGAAAACGAGTTTGGTCGTAAGATTTTTGACACATTCGCAGGCGAATTCATGACTTCACAATTAAGTGAAGGAACTGAAGTTGCTAAGATTACTAAAAAATTAGACGAAACTGCTACTAAGATTGCGAAGTTAGAAGAAACAATTACTGAGAAAGAAGAAGCCATTACAACCGCGGAAACTGCACAGCGTGTATTAGAAGACAGAATGGACCGACAAAAGGTCATGGAAGGTCTTTTATCACCACTAGGCAAAGAAAAGCGTAATGTAATGATAGACTTACTTGAAACAGTAAAAACAACGAATTTAAAGACTGCATTTAAGAAATATTTACCTGCAGTTTTGAATGAGGGCGTCTCATCAGAGGCAAAACAATCGTTAAATGAAGGCAAAGTAACAGAACACACTGGCGACAGAGATGAGCCTATGGTTATTTCATCAACAGAGTCAGAAAGTAGCGATGCCAATATAATCCAGTTAAAGAAATTGGCTGGACTTAAATAATTAACTAGATACAGGAGAAAAAGATGGAAAATCTTTTCGAAGGAAAAAATTGGGACACTACACGTGAAACACTTCTAGACGGTTTAGAAGGTAACAAACGTGACGTAATGTCATCAGTTTTAGAAAACACAAAAAACGCACTTACAGAAAGTGCTACAGCGGGCGCATCACAGGCTGGTAACGTTGCTACACTTAACAAAGTTATTTTACCAATCATTAGACGTGTTATGCCAACTGTAATTGCAAACGAAATCATTGGTGTTCAACCGATGACTGGTCCAGTTGGACAAATTCACACATTGCGTGTACGTTATGCGGACACTGTAGGTTCTACTACAGCAGGTTCAGAAGCACTATCACCTTTTGATATTGCTGAAGCATACTCAGGCGACGGCTCAGCGGCTCCGGCAGCAACAGCGTCACTTGAAGGCACAGGCGGTAACAGAATGTCAATTCAAGTTCTTAAGCAAACAGTTGAAGCGAAAACTCGCAAACTATCTGCTCGTTGGACTTTTGAAGCGGCACAAGATGCCAATGCAATGCATGGTCTAGACGTTGAAGCAGAAATCATGGCAGCACTTGCTATGGAAATCACTGCTGAAATCGACCAGGAAATCTTAACATCATTAGGCAACCTAGCAACAGGTTCTGCGTCATATGACCAGACTCAAGCAACAGGTACTCCAACTTTCGTTGGTGATGAGCATGCCGCTCTAGCAACAATGATGAACAGAGAAGCAAACCTAATTGCTCAACGTACTCGTAGAGGCGCGGCAAACTGGGCAGTTGTATCACCTGCGGCACTAACTGTGCTACAGTCTGCAACTACATCAGCATTTGCTCGTACTACTGAAGGTACTTTTGAAGCACCTACAAACACTAAGTTTGTTGGTACTCTAAATGGCACAATGAGAATTTATGTTAACACATATGCCTCAGATGCTACACCAGTACTATTAGGTTATAAAGGTTCAGGCGAAATAGACGCGGCTGCGTTCTATTGCCCATACGTTCCATTGATGTCATCAGGCGTTGTAGTTGATCCGTCAACTTTCGAGCCAGTTGTTTCATTTATGACTCGTTACGGTTATGTTGAACTTAACAACACTGCATCATCACTTGGTAATGCGGCTGACTACGTTTCAAAAATTGCAATAAGCAACCTTTCATTCCTATAATATTTTATTATATTATATACTGAATATAAAAACCCACCTATACGGTGGGTTTTTTATCGTCTGATTATAAAGATAAAGATAAATACAATTAATATAACTTATTAGTATTTTCGGGACAATATAATGGCACGACAGATTAAATTCGGGGACAAATTACTACTCCAAGGCGAAACATTAGTTTTAGATAACGGCGACACAAATCCTGGCGTAATCAGATCTAAAAGTGGAATAATCGAAATTGAAGGCAATCTTATAGTAACTGGTGACACAACAACAGTTAATTCACTTCAAACTAGTTTTGCTGATCCCAAACTT